AATGTTCTTTCAATTCAATACTGGGGTTATTGACAGTTATTATATTAAACGTGTCAATAACTGTTGCGTTACCATCGCAGAATTGCAGCCAATCTACTAAAGTTGAATTGAAATCACCAGATTGCGGATTCATAAAAGACTTGATTTCGTATGGATCTTGCAATAGAATTTCTTCTTGGTTTTCCTTATTTGCATCAATAGGTACAACCTTGCATATTAAAACCTCTTTGGTAGTAAGCCTAACAATTTTGCATTCTTGCATTTAATTTCCTATCCATATAAATTGATTTCATGTATTTTAAATGAAAATTTTTCTTCGTTGTAAATATTTATGCGTTCATAGAAGTGTCTGACCGCAAAGTTCATATATGTTTTGTGTCGTAAGTCATCGGCAATATCGTATAGTACAGCCGAAGTTTTATTATTTCCTTTTCTCAATCCTCTACCGATAGACTGCAAATTTCTAATGCGAGACTTCGACGGAGATGTAAAAACTACATTATGTAGGTTCCTTATATTTATGCCTGTTGAAAATGTTCCATATGATGCAACAATAATTGCATCATCTTCCGTTTCTGTTGTGGCTCTGATTTGTTCTCTAGTATCGGCGTCCACATTTCCCGACACGAAAAATACTTTTCGTTCTCCAATGACAGAATCGGATATTAGTTTATGCAGTGGGACTCCATGTTTTTCGACAAAATTATATAATACAAGTGTATTACCTTTTAAATCCAATGTCAAATTTTTTATGAATTCATTTCTTCGTGGGTTGGTTACGATCCATTCAACCTCATCAGAATATTTCATTTTACGGATTTCTTTACAATTTTCTTTGGGGTATTTGAGAACAATAGCCTGTATTTTGAAATCTGCAAGTGTTTTATTGTCTATTAGTTTTCTTGTGGATGTTACTTGCAATGCTTCGCCAAACATTCCTGTTAAAACAAGTTTATGAGTTTTTGTCCCATCGAGAGTTCCGGTAGTTCCGAATCGAAACCTACAGGTTGTTAATTTGTCCATAATTTTATTGAGACTATTGGCCTTGAACAGGTGACATTCATCGCCTATAACTACTCCGAATTGATCCCAATAATCTCTCGGCATTTTATATATAGATTGCCAAGTGGATATTATAACTTTTTTGTCTGTGTGTTTATCTATCCCAGCCGAAATTTTATGACAATATTTTTCCACATTCCATCCATAATCCTTAAAGTCGCCGTACATCTGCTGAACCAATGATACGGTTGGAACGATAATTAAAATCTTTTTTCCTTTTACTTCAGGGTGCATATTGTAAAACCGTATCAAAGTATAGATCATCAAAGATTTTCCAGATGCGGTCGGTGATATCAAAAGTGTGCGATTTGTTTTGATTGCATGATATATTGCATCGAGTTGATAATCTCTGTATTCAATTTTATTTCCCTGACTATGTGGATTTATATGTTTGGCCAGGGCCCTCAAGTCGTCCGGTGTAAATCCCTTATCCCTTACATCTTCTTCATATACAATCTCGTAGTTGTTTTTTTCGCAAAAATGTTTGACTTGTGGTATCAACCCCATATACAATTTGCAGTTGAGTGGATTAAACAAACGTATTTTACCGTCCCATATTTTGTTTTTAAATGTAGGCATAAACTCAGCGCCGGGCACTTTGAATGTGAAATAGTCCACCAATTCTTTCAACATATACATTTCGGGTGAGTCTATCTGGGCATATACTTCGTTTAATTTACTTATGTAAAATTTACTCATTAGTTACCTTCAAGCCATTTTTTCCAATCAATATAATTTTTGACTGTCCATTTTTTTTGATCGATCAATATATCCAAAGTTTTGTCGATAAGTGTTATTATTTGTTTGAGGAGAAGTAACTGCTTTTTAGATTTTATCATTTCATCGTCATCATCAACCCAAATATTCAAATCTGCCTTTAATATCTTTGTTCCTTCTATCTCCCAACCCTTTGATAGAATTTCATCTTCAGACATTTTTCCAGTATAGTATTTTGTTTTAGATGCCAGTAGTTGTTTATATCCCAACTCTAAAAATTGATATTTTGTTTGATATATTTGTTGATGAGTCATCCATTTGCCAATCAAATTTTGATTGTGTACTAACTCATCCTGCAATTTTAAAAAATCTATTTTTATATCCTGCTCAGCCTCTTGGAGCATTTCGGATAATTTTACCGAATATTTTTCTTCCATAATGTTCTTTCAAATAGGTATAATATTAAGAGCTGTATGATTCTATCGTATATGTCCTATACATAAAATCTGCGGTCGCGACAGGCGCTTCCGAAGTCGTATCGCTTGCAGTTAATGGGATGTCTCCGACAGCGATAGGAAATGCATCTTTAAATGTCACTTTTAGTATCGGCGTTGAGTGATTATTGTATATAATCAAAATCATATCGTCGCGTGTTTGTTCGCCACTCAATCTTTTTGCGGCAGGAATATTTCCATATTGTTGAAAATTGTCTGGAAATCCAAGACTTGTCATCCAATCAAAAATCTCTAACCAATTTTTTAATTCTTCATCTACTAGAAAAGAAACTCCTAGTACAGAATATGTGAGTTTATCGCCCGGCTCTGGAATACGAACAAACGGAGTTTCTGCACCAGCCTCACCAAGAGTAACGCCTGGAATTGAAACCGATTGCACGTATTCAGTGAGTTTCGGACACATGTTTATTGAAAAGTTGAATGTCTGTGTATTCAACAAATTAACATTATCGGTATTTAGATCCACTAAAACAACTCCCCTTTGTTACTACTATTTAGTCATAAAAAAAGGGGGGATATAAAATCCCCCCGTATTCTGGTTTTTATTATTATTGTTCTTAGGCACCAGAGTTAATGTTGTCAACTCTAAAGATACGATAATACTGGTTGGCACGAGCACCACCAGCGAATGGGTTTGCAACCATGCCGTAGCGGGTTTTGAAACCGATTTTTGGTTGGAAAGTATTCTCACCAACGGCACGAACCATTTGCATTGGAACGTATGGGCAGTAGAAGTAACCCGCATCATATGGGGAAGTTCCTCTGTAACCGACCATTGCGAAGTCATAGTTTCCAGCACCACCTGTGGCAGAGAAATATGGGTCGATATATACTTTCATGCGCTTGTTGAGTACACCGGCGAAAGTTTGGCCTGTGTCGTCTACTTGCAATGCAGTATCCATTTGTGGGTTGTAGTCCAGAAGTCCAGCCATTGCAAGTGCAGAAGCGACATCAGAAGAACAAACGATGGTGTTTGCTTTTCCGCGGCGAGTTTCTTTTGCAATGAGGTTTGCTTCACGCTCTACATGGAACATAAGTCCTTTGAAGTTTTCAACACTCCAACGACCGTCTGCATCAGTTGCAATATCAAAAATACCTTTGTTGGTCATTTGTGATTGCGCGCCAAGTTTCGCTTGAGCATACAGTGTACGCAGAACTTCGCGGTTGATTTCAGCAGTAATTTCAGTTGAAAGAATTGTTGACAATTCCGACTCTGCGTCGAGACCGTGAACGGCTTTCAAGTCTTGTGAAAGTTCCATTGTGTATTCTGCTTTCAGTGCGCGAGTTTTCGCAACGACTGATACGCGATCAATGCTGAATGCCATTTGGTTAAAGTGGCCATCAGAAGTCATTGCAGAACCGTCACCCAACTTTTCGGCTTCGGCTGTCGAGCCTGGAAGTCCAGTTGTGAATCCTGATCCATCAACGAGCGCATTTGAAGTAATAGTTGCGCCTGCGAATGGGTCTGTTCCTGCATGTGCAACAGTATCGTCGCCAGAAAACGCTGTATCTGCTTCGTCGTGCAGAGCTTCTGTTCCGCCTTGAGTGGAATAGTTTGACTTCATTGCAAAGATAAGACCGGTTGGTCCTGTCATTGGTTGTACGCCGACAAGATCGTATGCCATAAGATTTGGCATAGAACGACGAATCATAGAAATGATTACGGGGTCGGAATATTTAAGAGCACCACCATCAGGCGCTGTTGGCGCTATGTTTGCTGGGCTTTCTTGCAAAGACTGCATAGTTACATTACTGTTACCAAGCATTGCTTCTTGTCTGGTTGCATTCTCTGTGTTTTCTAGAAGAATGGCGGTTACGCCTTTTCTATATGAATCCGTGATTGCGACTTGATCAGGGTGGTCAAGAACTGGCTTCCACTTCTCTTTCAACATTTGAATGTTATTTTGATTAAAGTCGTGCATTTTTTTCTCCTTAGTAGATTTTAATTTTTTGACTATCTTGTTTATTTATAAAAATTTAATCTTTCGGCTTGCTTAACGCTTGTGCGTAAACATCCATAATAGATTTGGTTTTATTTTCTTCTTGAACCACTGGTGAATCCTCTACCGCTGTTTCAGTTGCCTCTTCTGAGAGTACAACACTTTCGACGATAGATTCTGATGGAAAATAATTATCTTTGATCAATGTAATCTTATTCATCATATCTTCCTGATTGGTATATTCAAGGCCTTCACTCAAAGAACGTACTTTTTCGGTTTGTGAAATTGTAAGTCCTTCAGTCACATCTTTCAAGATGATTTCTCTTTCCAACTCTTCAATAGTGTTTGACAGTTGGATATTCGCTTCAAACTGCTCGTTCAATTTTGCTTCTTTTTCTTCCAAATCCGCTAAGGCTTCACCGTAAAGATTTACCTTTTCTTCTGGCACGTCGACATAGTTTTCTTCGAAAACTTCTTTCAGTCCAGACATAAACGATTCCATAATTTCCACTTTAAGTCCACTTTCAATTGCAAGTTGGTTTTCTTTTACGAATTCTTTTGCAACATAAGAAAGATATTCATCAACTTTTTCCGACAATTCTTGGCGAATGTCAGTCACGTTTTCCTGAAGTTCTTCTTCATAGTCAACATAAATTTCTTCTAATTTCTCATTAACTTTTTCGACTACCGCAGCCTCGAAAATAGTTGAAACTTGGTTTTGGAACTCTTCTGTGAGTTCTTGACCTTGCAACATTGCATCAACATGTTCTTGTACGTTGATATCTTCTGCTTCGACTCTATACTGAGCTGACATTTTTTGTACTTTAGTTTCTTCTTCGATGTGGTCGTCTTCATCGTATTCGGTTTCTTGCTCATCGTCAAGATCCTGATCAACATCAGTATCTTCTTCGAGAGTTTCCTCTTCAACAGATTCGATTTCTGAATCTGTGTCAGTTTCCGCTTCCAACTCTTCGTCAGTTACGATTGATTCATCAAGTTCGATTTCAACATCTGTTACTACGTCATCTGAAACGACTTCTTGGTTCTCTAAGTCTTTGCTCATTTTGTTTTACTCCTATAGGATTTAATTTATATTTATTTATAATATTTACAATTTTGACATGAAATTTTTGAAAAGTTTTATTTTCGTTTCCATAAGTTCTTTTGATGGGGCCTCAACCATAGTCTTATGCATATCAGATATGTCACGTTCAACCACTGCGCCGTTACTCCAAACCCATTCTTTTCCTTCCATAATGCCATTCACAAACGCATCTGGTGCGCTTGGGTCTGCAACAATATCGGCGGCCGTTGCAAGATAAAAATCATCCTGCACAACATTTTTACCGCCGGCCTGTTTTACGCTCCCCATACCTCTAGAAGAAACACCGAGCGATGCACCCTCTTTTATTAGGTTTGACACAATAGCTCCATATGGAGTTTCTTTCATTATTTTTGCTTTCCCCACATAATTATTTCCCTCTTTTTTAAGAGATTTGATCATATGAGAAACACGTTCTAAATTAATAGCCGGACCATCTGGGTGACCTAATTCACCAAAGGCCCGGTTTTTGTCGATATATTTTTCAGTGTACCTACGAACTTCTTTATCCATGATCTCGGCCGGATATTCTCGTCCATTTCTATTTTTGATATTAGACTGTAAAAATACACCCTCGATAAAAAGGTTTTCACCTTTAGATTCTACCAGAATTTCTTCAACTATTTCTGTAATAAGTCTCATAGTCCTGTCCTCTTATTCATCGATCTTTTTCTTTTCATATTAGAAATGTTCATTTTACCTTTTCTTTTACGCGCAGATCTTGTATTTCTAATACTCATTTTCTTGGCATCGACCGGATTAATTCTAACTTCTCTTTTGCCAACTACTTTATAACCCGCACGACTACTTTTGAATTTAATTTTACGGGCACCGCCACGGATAACTTTCGTCCGTTTAACTGCCTCTGCGATTTCTTCATCAGTCGCGTTTTGAAATTCTTCAAATGATAACATTTTTAATTCCTCTTTTTTTAATCTTCGTCAGAATACTCGTCATACTCTGCTTCTGGTTGTACTGTGTCGG